GATGAGACTAAGTAATCATTCTTAGAACTTTATGATAAAGTAGATGCTGACTTTGATTTTAATAAAGCAGAAGATCAAGCGTATCAGGAGGATGCATGAACCTTTGGGAAGAATACAAGAATGTCCTACACGACACTATCTCACTCCATAATGGGGTAGGTAGTGTCTGGGCAAATTGGAAAAGTAAGGGAACCCACCTTACAGCAAAGACTTATACTAATAAGTATCTTATTAAATCTAGAGAAGTGGAGATATGGAGTGATACTTCATGTATCTACAATAATATTCTCTATCCCAAAACTGGATCTAATCTTCCTTCTTTTGGTATAGATTTAATGGCTTTCAATGAAAAGAGAGTTATTATGGTATTTGATTTTCAACATCCTGTGGAAAATTATTTACTATCTTTTGATGACTTACCAAAAGCAGAAAAAGATTATAGATTTTTTGAAAAAGGAAATCACTTTTCTGAAAATATTTTTGTTAGGTATTGTAAGATGGAAGAAGTTAATGTTCATCTATCTACATTTAAACAATACTTGACTAAGTTCAAAGATATGCTAGAATTGGCAAAACCGACTGGTACTGATACTAGCGAGTATAAAGACTTTGATGCTTACATGACCAGACTTGATCCAGTAAGTGGATACCTTAAAGGTAAGTTTGGGAAAGAAAAAGCAGATAGTTTAGTAAACGATTTTTTATTCCAATATGGTTAATGCTTGGAGTTTAGCATACTCAGTATTAAACGGAACACTTGATGAGGATTATCCGATTATGTATGGACCAGATGATGAAGCGAATCTTAAAGCATGGAAAGAGGAGCAACTAAAACAAGGAAAACCAATGACTGATGATGCAACTGGTATTACAGAATATCCACCAGATTATATGTACAATCCAGGTTCATTCAATACTTTATCAGACAATGATGATCAAATTGCACATCATGTAGAAGGTGGTATGGGTTATGATGAGTTAAATCTAAATATACATGCAAATTCGCCATACAATGATGGGTGGACACAACAAGCAGCAAAGGAGGAACTTGCAAAAATGACTGATAGTAGGAACAAGTATCACGAAAAAGAAATTATGAGTGATATTGAGGATTACGTATCAAGTACTTATAATGGACATTATACAGGAACTAAGCATGAGTTTCGTAATGTTCAAACAATAGATCTCATGGCTTCTAGAGATCTTGCATCCGATTTCTGTCAAGCAAACATACTTAAGTATGGTAGTCGCTATGGGAGTAAGGATGGAAGAAATAAGAAGGACTTGATGAAAGTGATACATTATGCTATGCTACTATTACATTTTGATGAGCACTACGGCAAACCATCAATAACCAGTGGTAATATTGACCACAACATGCCTTAATGAAACTTCGACCAAAAACTATGAACTTATGTGATAATACTTTAGGTATCCTAAAGAACTTTGCTGGTATTAACAACTCTATACTTGTAAAGGAGGGTAATCAACTTCGTACAATGTCTGTTGCTAAGAATATTCTTGCAGAAGCACAGATTGAAGAAGATTTTCCTCGTGAATTTGCTATCTATGATTTGAATCAATTTCTTAATGGTTTAAGTCTTCATCAGGATCCTGATTTAGATTTTTCTGGAGAAACCTATCTTAATATTCGTGAGGGTAAACGTAGAGTTAAGTATTTCTATGCAGATCCTAATGTGATTGTTTCTCCACCTGAGAAGGAGATTACTCTTCCAACTGAAGATGTTTGTTTCCAGTTGGAAAGTGTTACTTTAGAAAAATTACTTAAGGCAGCAGCAGTTTATCAACTTCCTGATTTATCAGCAGTTGGTGATGCAGGTGTTATTAAATTAGTAGTTAGTGATAAGAAGAATGATACTACTAATGAATTTGCTATTGTAGTTGGTGAGACTGATAAGAAGTTTACCTTTAACTTTAGAGTAGAAAATATTAAGATAATTACAGGTGCATATGATGTTGTGATATCATCTAAATTGTTATCACGATTTACATGCACTTCTATTCCTCTAACTTATTATATTGCGTTAGAACCTGATTCTACATTTGAATGATTACTATAAACAGATGTCGATTCGTTGGAAGTATTCTACTTATAATTGGATACTTCCTTGTTTTGTATGTCGATGTTAAATTTGGATGTACTGCTCGTCTTTTTGGTAATTTATTAGTATTACCATTTTCAATTAATTGTAAAGCATATGATATTGCTTTTGTCTCATCATTCTTTGCAGTAATTGATATTACTAAAATTATTCAACTTTCACAAATATGAGACTAACTCAAAAAGTAATTGATGAAATTCAATTAGCAATGCAACACACCAAAATGAATGGTGAAACCAACTGGAAAGATGGTGATGAACTTGAAGTGTGTTTAGGTGGTACATTTGCTGCTGATAAGTTCATTTCTATTATTAATAGAAGAACTAATCCCAGACCAAATAAGAAGGAAGATTAATTATGTGGTATGTTATATTATGGACGATAGTTACATTATGGTTATTATCTCAACTTGGTGTTTTTAAAAAGAAATGAGTGACTTTATATGGGTTGAAAAATACAGACCCCAAAAAATTGAAGATTGTATTCTCCCAGAGAATATTAAGAAAACCTTTAGTGAATTTCTAAATAAGGGTGAAATACCTAATATGTTACTTTCTGGTCCTCCAGGTATTGGTAAGACTACTGTAGCAAAGGCACTCTGTAAGGAATTGGGGGTAGATTATTATGTCATTAATGGATCGGATGAAGGCAGGTTTCTCGACACTGTTCGGAACAACGCAAAGAACTTCGCATCTACAGTCTCTCTTACAAGCGAGTCGAAACATAAAGTCATCATCATTGACGAAGCAGACAATACCACTTCCGACGTACAACTCCTTCTTAGAGCGAGTATTGAGGAGTTCTCCAACAACTGCAGATTCATTTTCACTTGCAATTACAAAAATAAAATCATTGAACCCCTCCATTCGAGATGCGTTGTGGTTGAGTTTGGTATTCAGAAAAAGTATAAACAGGCGATTGCGGTAGAATTTTTTAATAGACTTGTAAATATTTTAGAACAAGAGAAGATTAAGTTTGATAAGAAAGTTCTTGCAGAATTAGTTAATAAACATTTTCCAGACTGGAGAAGAGTTTTAAATGAATGTCAAAGATATTCTGTTGCAGGAATTATAGATAGTGGTATACTAGCTACATTCACGGATGTTTCAGTAAATGATCTCATTAAAAACCTCAAAGCGAAGAACTTTTCGGAAGTACGTAAATGGTGTGTCGATAACTTGGACAATGATACTACTGTACTATTTCGTCGTATCTACGATAGTCTTTACGAATCCTTGGTTTCTAATTCTATTCCTGCTGCCGTTCTTGTTATTGCGAAGTACCAATATCAAACCGCCTTCGTTGCTGACCAAGAGATAAATCTACTTGCGTGTCTCACTGAGATTATGGTAGAATGTGAATTCAAATAAAAGAACAATGACTAAATTAACAAAAAAGCAAAGACATCAAGTTAAATCTAGGTGGTATTATATTTTTTGGGGTGCAGCAACTGTATCTGTCTTTGCAGGACAAATGTATGTTGGATCTGGATATCGTCAGATGTCGAGATCTTTTAATCGTATTTTAGATGCTGTTACGTTAGAGTTAATGGAACCCGATCATCCAATGATATCACCATATAGATCTGGTAAGATATTAGATAATAGTAATGATATTATTATATGGAAGGAGGCATTCTGATGATTGTTGTATTCATTATAGTAGGATTACTATTTTTTATTATGGGTTATGGACTATGGTTAACAGTAGGGCCAGGAAAGAAAGATTTAAGAGATCCTATTGATGAACATTCAAAGATGCATGAATTAGGTATAGCACATTCTCATAAAGAAGGAACTTATAGATTAATCAACGATGAAGGCACTCAAAACACCCCTTAGATATCCTGGAGGCAAGTCTCGTGCTTGTTCTAAGATGGATCAATTCTTACCTGATTTAAACAGGTATACAGAATTTCGTGAACCCTTTTTGGGTGGTGGTAGTGTTGCTTTACATATTACTAAAAAGTACCCTCATTTAAAAATTTGGGTCAATGATTTATATGAACCACTTATTAACTTTTGGACTGAGTTACAACATGATGGTTCAGAATTGAAGAAAGAATTAAACAATCTTAAGATCGCTCATCCTAATGAAGATTCTGCAAGATGTTTATTCTTAGAGGCTAAAGATATTGTTAATAATGAAGATAAGGATAATTTAGAAAGAGCTGTTGCTTTTTATATTGTTAATAAATGTTCTTTTAGTGGATTAACTGAGAGTTCATCATTTTCTAGTCAAGCATCTGTATCTAATTTCTCTATGAGGGGAATTGAAAAACTACCAGAATATTCAGATTTAGTAGAGAATTGGAAGTTTACTAATAGTGATTATACAGATCTATTAACAGATAGTAGAGATGTTTTTATATACTCAGATCCTCCTTATGAGATTGGTTCTAATCTTTATGGTAAGAAAGGATCATTGCATAAGAAATTTGATCATGATAAATTTGCTAAAGAATGTGATAATTGTGCAGGGCATCAGTTAATTTCATATAACTCTAGTCAACTTATAAGAGATCGTTTTAACAATTGGAATACAGCAGAATTTAATCTTACATATACTATGAGATCTGTTGGTGAGTATATGAAAGAACAACAAGATAGAAAAGAACTAGTACTCTTTAATTATGGTCTTAATCCAAAGATTAAATTTAGTTTTGATGGATGTTATAATTACGACAAATTGAAGCAGGAAGGACTCGCTTCATAAATACAATTAAAATATTGTCACAAGCGATGAAGACATTTCAGAATTTTATGTTAGAATGCTCTCAGTTAGAGGAGAGTAGTTTAAGCCGTCTTAAATCAAAGCACGATAAGGGAGGAGTGGCAGTTCTCTCAGGAAGTCGTGGTGATAAATCTAATAAAGAAAATAAGGCAAGAGCAAAGAGTTTAGATAAAGATATTCGTAGTAAGTTTGGTAAAGGTGCTACTAAGGTTACTGGTAAATACACTGAGAAGGATGATAAAACTGGTAAAGAAACTAGAGTAAAGGAAAGAAGTCATGTTGTGACTTCTGGTAAGATGGGTAAGAAGAAGTTTAAGAAAGAAGTTAAGAAATTAGGTAAAAAGTATGGACAGGATTCTGTCATTACACAATCTAAACCAGGAGGAAAAGCAACTCTTAAAAGAACTAGAAAGGGTGGATTACCCAAAAAGAATATTAAACTAGGAAAATTTAAACCACAAGGAAAAAATCCTGAAGGTGAAACTCAAATCAAAGGGAAGACCTACACTTATGACAACTAAACTTTATGATGACTCCAACTGGAGAGAAGAGTACAAAAGTTACACCAGTAACAAAAAGTACCTTGAACTACTTGAAAACGGACCTAAAAGCTTATCGCAGTCATGGATACTGCAAGCACTCTATAATGAGTGGAAGAAAGTAAAGGGGTATAATAAACTTGATCCTAAAGAAAATGAAGGTCAATGTCAAAGTAGTATGAAGCAATGGGAAGAGAGTATAAAAAAATATAAAAAATGACTCAAATTACAAAGGGGAAGGTAAAGACTGTATTCACTACATCTGAACCTGATAAAGTTCTCATACAATATGAGGATAGAGTTACTGCTGGTAATGGTAAGAAGATAGATTTTCCTCAAGGAAAAGGAAAAGTCTGCATGGAAATTTCTACAATTTTATTTGAGGAGTTAGAGAAAGTAGGAATTAGAACTCATTATATTAATTCAATTCCTGAAAGGATTATGTCCTGTAAGAAGGTTGATATTATTCCAATAGAAGTTGTAGTAAGAAATGTTGCTGCTGGATCTATAGTTAGGCAGACTACCTTAGAAGAAGGTAGGATTATTAATTGGCCTTTGGTTGAGTTTTATTTGAAGGATGATGCTAAAGATGATCCTCTACTTACAGAAGATCGTATTAATTTGATGGGTTATGGTGAGTCTATAAGACCATTGCAGTTTGCTGCTAGAGAAATTAATGCTATACTACAGGATATCTTTAATAAGATAGATCTTACACTTGTTGATTTTAAATTGGAGTTTGGTTATGATTCTGAACAAAATTTACTCCTTGCTGATGAACTATCACCTGACGGAATGCGACTCTGGAAGAAAGGAACAAAAGAAAGTTTCGATAAAGATCTTTTTAGAAAAGGTGAGGGAGATATTGTAGAAGCATATAATATTATTTTGAGTGAAATTAAAAAAATTATATGATTCAAGTTTTTGATAATTTCTTTTCAGAAGAACTTCATAATAAAATTTGGAATATACTTAGAGGATCAGGATGGTGTTTGAATGGTGGTATTCCTGATCATCCATTTTGGCATATGGATGGACTTGAAAAAGATAAATTTTTTAGTGAGTATCTTCTAGAAATAATTAAAGACAATTTAAATATTAATAGCAAATGTCTAAGGATATATGCTAATGGTCAGACAGCAGGACAATATGGTGATCCGCATACTGATGATGGTACTACTACATTTTTATATTTTGTAAATCCAGAATGGAAGATTAATTGGCAAGGTCATTTGATGTTTATTAATAAGTTAGGACCTTCATATAAAGAAGGAGATAAGGTATGGTATGATTGGACATATGATTATAATCAAGATGAAGATGAAATTTCTGAAATAGTAACATATAAACCAAATAGGGCTGTATTATTTCCAGCAAATATGTTACACTATGCAGATGCACCTCATTCTCTTTATAGTGGATTGAGAGTGTCTTTAGCTTATAAATTTTATGATGATTGAAGAACTAGTTTCTAGTTATCCTGATTTTCCTAAAAAAGGGATACTTTTTAGAGATATGTTTCCTATATTGAGAAGTCCTTCAGCAATGACTTCAATGTTAACTACGTTAGGAAATTTTTCTGATAGATTAATACCTGATTATATTGTTGGTATTGAATCTAGAGGATTCATTATTGGAACTGCTCTAGCAACAAGACAAAGAATGGGATTTATTCCTATAAGAAAGAAAGGTAAATTGCCTGGTGATGTAATCGGTGTTGATTATAGTTTAGAGTATGGTCAAGATAGGTTAGAAATACAATCTGATATTGTAAAGGATCAAAAGATATTATTGGTTGATGATTTACTAGCAACTGGTGGTACAGTAAATGCTGCTGCTCAATTAATTGATAAAGCAGGTGGAAGACTTGTAGGTTGTGCTTTTGTGATAGAACTGTTAGGATTGAATGGTAGAGATAATATTCCCAATATTCCTATTACATCATTGATTAAATATGACTAAACTATGGAGAATATGGAAGTATGCACTTGGTTCATTCCAAGATGAAACTACCAAAAAGTATGATGATATTATCTGTGTTATAAGATCTTTTATCTTCTTACAACTTGTGATTACAAACTGCTTTATCATTGCAGGAAACATTCGACACTGGAATGATCATCACATACCACCCTCCTATACTATTAATAATGATTGAATTAAAAAAATGTACTAAGTGTCATCAAAAAAAACCTATTGAGTCTTTTCGTACAAGAGGTGAAGGTAGTTCATATGGCAAACTTCGTTATCAACATTGTAGGCAATGTGAAAGAATGATTGATAAAGTTACTCGTGATGCAAAGAAAAGATGTACAGTTCCCAAATCAACTCATTGTGATATGTGTGGTAGAATAGAAAATATTATAGAACAAAAAAACTCAAGAATAGTTTTTGATCATGACCATAAAACTGGTAAGTTTAGGGGATGGATATGTGATAGTTGTAATAGGGGGTTGAGTAATTTGGGTGATGATATTGATGGAGTTATGAACGCACTTAATTATCTTAAAGAAAATGCCTGAATTAAAAGACTGGTTAAATTCCATTAATAAAACAAAGAATAATCTTATTGATGAAGATCCTTCTATAGAAAAAGACTATTCTCCATATATTGTTAATAAGATTTTCTCTGGACATCTTGATGCAGTATTGTTTGCTAATGAAATGAACACATATCATTTTCTTCCAAAGAAAATGCAATACGACTTTTTTATAAATATCTTGAGACCTAAGAAGAGATTTTCTCCTTGGCTCCGTAAAGATACAATCAAAGATCTTGATTATGTAAAACGTTACTATGGGTATAGTAATGAGAAGGCACAACAGGCTTTGAAAATCCTAACTAAAGAACAACTTAATTTTATAAAATCGAAATTTGAAACTGGAGGAAGACAATGAGCGTGGTGCAAGAGCCTGAGGTGAAGTGGTCACCTGATCAGATGGTGGAAGTTACTCTTACTGAACCTGATGATTTTTTGAAAGTACGTGAGACTTTGACTCGTATCGGAGTAGCGTCAAGAAAGGAAAAGAAGATCTATCAATCTTGTCATATATTGCATAAGCAAGGAAGATATTTTGTAGTTCACTTTAAAGAATTATTTGCATTAGATGGTAAGAAAGCAAATCTTACTGTTAATGATGTACAACGTCGTAATCGTATTGCTCAACTTCTTGTTGATTGGGGACTAGTAGGTATAGTAGACTCCACCAGAATTCAAGATATTGCTCCTTTGAATCAAATCAAAGTGTTAGCATATAAGGATAAAGGTGACTGGATTCTAGAAACCAAGTATAATATTGGAGCCAAGAAGAAAAAAGTTGACGAAAAATAATAATTTATACAATGGTATTACTGAACGTCTTTTCTACACATTAGGAAAACGTCCAGACAAAGCATCACTACATGATTTTTATATGGCATTAAGTTATGCTGTTAGAGATCAGATGATGACTTATTGGTTAGATATGAAACCACCTACCAATAAAGAGGTAGCATATCTTTCTGCAGAATTTTTAATTGGTCCTCAACTTAATACTAATCTTATTAGTTTAGGTATAAGGGATGAAGCAAAGGAAGCATTAGAAGCATACGGATATACTCTAAATCAAATATTAGATGTAGCAGAAGAACCTGGATTGGGTAATGGTGGTCTTGGTCGTCTTGCTGCATGTTATATGGAGTCTCTTGCTACACTAGAAGTACCTGCTACTGGTTATGGTATAAGATATAAGTATGGTATATTCAAGCAGCAAATAAGGGATAATCAGCAGATAGAAGTTACTGATAATTGGTTACATGGAGAATGGCCATGGGAACTTTGTCGTCCTGATGAATCTGTTACTGTTGGTTTTGGTGGTAGAGTTGAAAATTATGTATCAGATAGAGGAAATTATAGAGTCAGGTGGGTTCCTGAAGAACAGGTTATTGCTGTTCCTTATGATGTACTACAGTTAGGTTATAAAGTTAATAGTTGTAATAGATTGAGATTATGGAGAGCAGATGCTACTGAAACATTTGACTTCTATGCATTCAATATAGGTGACTATATGGGATCAGTAGAACAGAGTGTTACATCAGAAACTATCTCTAAGGTTCTTTATCCTAATGATGGAACTGATCAGGGTAAGGAATTAAGATTAAAACAACAGTTCTTCTTTGTTAGTGCTTCTCTTCAAGATATGTTTAGAAGTCTTGATAAGCGTGGATATAAGATAGAAGATTTTCCACATTATTGGCAAGTACAATTAAATGATACTCATCCTGCCGTTGCAGTTGCAGAGTTGATGAGATTGCTTGTAGATGAAAGACATATAGAGTGGGATCAGGCATGGGAGATTACAACTAAGTCTGTTGCATATACAAATCATACATTATTACCAGAAGCACTTGAAAAGTGGGACTTGAAATTATTCAAGAATCTTTTACCAAGACACATGGAAATTATCTATGAGATTAATAGAAGATTCTTACAAGTAGTACGTCTGCATTATCCTGGTGATGATAGTAAGTTAGAGAAGATGTCTATTATAGATGAACATGGTAATAAGGCAGTTCGTATGGCTCATCTTGCAACTGTAGGATCTCATCATGTTAATGGTGTTGCTGCATTACATTCTGAATTAGTTAAAACTAAATTAATGCCTGAGTTCTATGATCTTTGGCCACATAAATTTACTAATGTTACCAATGGTGTAACACCAAGAAGATGGTTAGCATCTTGTAATTCAGGACTTACTGAAGTTCTTGATGATTATGTTGGTTTAGATTGGATTACTAACATGGATGCTCTTAATACATTGGAGACAGGTTTAAATGATCCAGAACTATTGGATAAATTTGGAGAAGCAAAGATTGTAGGAAAGCATAATTTAGCAACTTATATTTTTAATAATCTTGGTATAGCAGTAGATCCTTCTAGTATTTTTGATGTGCAAGTTAAGAGAATACATGAGTATAAGAGACAACATTTACTTGCTCTTTGGATTGTTAATCAATATCTTCGCATTAAGAATGGTGCAGATATAGTTCCTAGAACTGTAATCTTTGGTGGTAAAGCAGCACCTGGATATTATATGGCTAAATTGATTATTCAGTTTATTTGTCATATAGCAGAGGTTGTTAATAATGATCCTGATATGGATGGTAAGTTACATGTAGTATTCTTACCAAACTATAGTGTTAAGTTAGGAGAACTTGTATATCCTGCTGCTGATTTATCTGAACAAATTTCTACTGCTGGTAAGGAAGCATCAGGTACAGGTAATATGAAGTTCCAAATGAATGGTGCTTTAACTATTGGTACACTTGATGGTGCAAACGTAGAGATACGTGATTTAGTTGGTGAAGATAACTTCTTCCTATTCGGACATGATGAAAAGGGTATAGAAGATTTGTGGGAACATGGATATGATCCTAAACAACATATGAGTTCAGAATTGTGGGAAGTAATAAACTTAATTAAGGGTGGTCATTTTAGTCATGGTGATAAAGAAATGTTTGAACCATTAATTAATAATCTTTTATACCATGATCCTTTCTGTGTTTTTGCAGATTTTTCTGATTATTTGGATGCACAAGATCGTGTTAGTAGGGCATGGACAAATAGGGAAAGATGGAATAGAATGTCTATTATTAACACAGCACGATCTGGTTTCTTTTCTTCTGATAGATCTATCAGAGATTATTGTTCTAAAATATGGAGTATCTAATGAGAACACAAATCAAGGAAAATAATTATTACATTTTTTGGATAGTAGCAATGATTGCTTTTATTGCTCCACAAGTTTTTGGAGCAATTGCATATCATAGAATCGCTGACTATCTAAGCAACCCTGTACAGGTTGAGGTAGTTAATAAATGAAGTTTAAAGCAACTATTGCTGTAAAATTAAGAGCGTCTGTATCAGATGCTGCTGGTAATGCTGTAATGAATAATACTCATAGGGTTGCTCCTAATCTTAAATCAAATTTGTTACGACTTGGTAAGCATATTGATTATTGGTTTGAAGCAAAAGATCATGAAACAGCAGAGAAAGAGTTGTATAAACTTAGTGATTTACTATTAGCAAATACTGTGATAGAAGATTGGGATTTTGAATTCCATGAGACTGAAGAAACTGGAATAGGAAAAATTACAAATGATAATGCTGGTACATCTAAACACCATTTGTTTGATACATGAATAAATTTATATTTGATGTTGATGGAACTCTAACTCCTAGTAGGAAACAAATAGAGCATTCATTTTGGGCTTTCTTTTTAAAATTTTGTTGTAGTAATGATGTTTATCTTGTTACTGGAAGTGATAGAGAGAAGACTGTAGAACAATTAGGATTGGATATATGTTATAGATCTAAAAGAGTATATAATTGTTCTGGTTGTGATGTGTATGAGAGAGATAAGAATGTTTATAGAGATACATGGAAACCATCTGATGAAGTAAGACAATTTCTGCAAGATGAATTAGATTATAGTCAGTTTAGAATAAGAACTGATCCTCATATAGAAGAAAGACCAGGTTGTATAAACTTTAGTGTATTAGGTAGGGGTGCTAATTGGGAGGAGAGAGAAACATATATTCAATGGGATAAGGATGAGCATGAGAGAGAAATGATTGCTAGAAGATTTAATGAAAGGTTTCCTGATTTACATGCTACTGTAGGTGGTCAAACAGGTCTTGACATTGCACCACATGGTAGAGATAAGAGTCAAATACTGAGAGATTTCTCTAAGGGTGATGAAATCCATTTCTTTGGTGATAAGATAGATGAAGGTGGTAATGACCACACCTTATCAATGGGAATTTTAGATAATATGATGGGAACAGTGTATAATGTAAAAGATTGGAGGGAAACCAGAACCATATTAGAGGGTTTCCAACACTGACGTTATTAAGTCTTTATGGTTAAATAGTAATGTACGCCACAAGGGTACACAATTTACACTCGCTTTTAAAGGAGAACTATGAACGCACTACAACGCTATCACGCTGCTAATCTTCCAGACTTAATGGAGAAGATTAATAAGAACAGCATAGGATTGGATGATTATTTTAATAACTTTTTCAATTCTGATTTCCCACAATCCAACTATCCACCATATAATTTGATACAATTAAATAATCATGAGTCAAAATTGGAAATCGCATTGGCAGGGTTCAAGGAAGATGAACTCAAAGTCTATACGGAGTTTGGAAAACTATATGTCGAGGGCAAAAAAGAAGAATCAGAAGATGTTGGAGAATTTCTCCATAAAGGACTGGCCCAACGTTCCTTCCAACGTATTTGGACGGTCACCGATGATACAAAGGTTGGATCGGTCAAGTTTGAAGATGGACTCCTATCTGTGGAGTTAAACAAGATAGTTCCAGAACATCATGCAAGAAAAGAATATTTGTGATATAATATTCTTATTGTTATGTTTATATAATGGATTATAAAACTTCTGGAGTTGACATTGAAGCTGGAAGATCTTTTGTAGATCAAATTAAAGACACCGTTAAATCCACTCATCGGCCTGAGGTCATGGGTGGATTTGGTGGTTTCAATGGTATGACTAAAATTCCTTCTGGGTATGAGAATCCTATATTGGTTTCGGGTACTGATGGTGTAGGAACTAAAACACATGTTGCTGAATTGAATGCAACTGGTAATCCATCCGTAATGCGTGGGATAGGTATTGATCTTGTTGCTATGTGTGTGAATGATGTAATTACCTGTGGTGCAAAACCATTATATTTCTTGGATTATATTTGTACGTCAGATATAAAACTATATGGAGAGTTAGTAACAGAATTGGTTAATGGTATAGCAGAAGGATGTAAACAATCTGGATGTTCTTTACTAGGTGGTGAAACTGCAGAGCATCCAAGAAGAGCAGGAATGGTAGATTCTATTAAAGATCTTGCAGGATTTTGTACTGGTATTGTGGAGCAGAATGAGATTATTGATGGTAGTTTAATACGAGAGAATGATATTATTATTGGTATAGAAAGTAGTGGAATTCATAGTAATGGGTTTAGTTTGATTAGAGATATGTTATGGAGACAGGTGATAATACTTAAAGAAATGCCAGAATTACTTAATCCTACTATAATATATGCAGAGCTAATAAAGGATTTATTAAATGAATTTCCTATTCTTGGTATGGCAAATATCACTGGTGGTGGGATACCTGAGAATCTTCCCAGATGTTTTCCAAAGGGTTTACGACCATATGTTAACTATGATTCGTGGCCTTTACCAGAAATATTTTCTAAGATTCAACTCGCTGGTGAGATCCCACCAGAAGAAATGAAGAATGTATTCAATCTTGGTATTGGATATTGTTTAGTTGTTCCTGAAGAGGTAGAAACAGATATTCATTCAAGAATAACTGGACATGGTTTGAAATCATGGACAATTGGAAAAGTTGTGGTATAATATAAAGGTTAATAATTTGAAGTATGTCGATTAAGATTGCTTTACTCAAATCTGGTGAGCAAGTTGTTACTGATATTAAGGAATTACTATCAGAAGATAAACCAGTAGGATATCTTTTTAAAGATCCTGAAAAAATTGCAATAAACAAACCCTTCTTAGTTCAAGAAGATGTTATAGACAATTCAGTAGAAGTCTCTCTTAGTTCTTGGATATTATTATCTGATGATAGAGAGATGGCTGTTCCAACTGATTGGGTCGTTACTGTCGTGGATCCCATAGATAGTGTATTAAAAATGTATGAGGAGAAAGTTAATGGAAAGGACTATAAAGTGCCTTCTACTGAAAACAGATAAAGTTCTGATAACAGAGATTATTGAAGTTGGTTCTGAATTAGGAGAACCAGATTGTAAACTTATTAACCCATTTAAATTAAATGAGGTTGATGGTGAGTTTTATCTAGAACCTTGGCTAACTTTTACTACACAGAATGAATATATGATGCATTCTGATAGTATACTTACTATAGTCGATCCTAGCCCAACACTACTTGAAAAGTATCAAGATCTTATTAAATAATGCGATTCTATACTAATGTCCAGATGGTTGGAGACAACTTCTTGGTACGTGGTTACGAGGATGGAAAACACTTCGCAACCCGTGAGAAGTTTTATCCAACCCTTTTTGTTGATTCAAAAAAGAAGAGTAAGTATAGAAATCTTAATGGGGATTTTGTAGAAGCCATTGAACCTGGTACTGTTCGTGAGAGTAGAGAGTTTATCAAGAAGTATAGAGAGATTGATAATTTTAATATTTACGGGAATGAAAGATTTATCTATCAATATATTTCTGATAAGTATCCAGAAGATGAGATAAAGTTTGATGTAAGTCAGATTAAAATAACTACACTTGATATTGAGGTTAAGTCAGAGAATGGATTCCCTGATGTAGAATCTGCTGCAGAGGAGATACTTCTGATATCTATTCAGGATTATACTACTAAACAGATTCGTACTTGGGGTTTAGGTGAATTCAATAATAAACAAGATAATGTTATATACAAAGCATTCAGAACGGAGTATGAACTTCTAACTGATTTCATTAACTGGTGGATGATTGAGGAGAATACTCCAGAAGTTATTACTGGTTGGAATAGTAAGTTATACGATATTCCATATATGTGCCGTAGGATTGAAAGAGTCCTTGGTGAGAAGTTAATGAAGAGAATGTCACCTTGGGGATTGGTTACTGAGGATGAGATTTATATTGCTGGTCGTAGAAATATATCTTATGATATTGGTGGTGTATCACAGTTAGACTACTTAGACTTATATAAGAAGTTTACTTATAAAGCACAGGAATCATATCGTTTGGATTATATTGCTAGTGTAGAATTAGGACAGAAGAAATTAGATCACTCTGAGTTTGATACCTTTAAGGATTTTTACACAAAGGGTTGGCAAAAGTTTGTAGAGTATAATATAATTGACGTTGAACTTGTTGACCGTATGGAAGACAAGATGAAACTTATCGAACTCGCCATTGTTATGGCGTATGACGCTAAGGTTAATTATGAAGATGTATATTCACAAGTACGTACTTGGGATGCTATAATTTATAATTATTTAAAGAAACGGAATATTGCAATTCCACCAAAAGAAAGATCTGATAAAGACGCAAAGTACGCAGGAGCTTATGTCAAAGAACCGATTCCAGGAAAGTATGATTGGGTGGTCTCTTTTGACCTTAATAGCCTGTATCCTCATCTTATTATGCAGTACAATATCAGTCCAGAAACCCTCTGGGAGACTAGACATCCCAGTGCGAGCGTTGAGGGGCTCTTAAATCAAGATATTAAGATTGATGGTGAGTTTGCTGTTTGTGCTAATGGAGCACAATATAGGAAGGATGTACGTGGTTTCCTTCCAGAGTTGATGGAGAAGATTTACAATGAACGAACTATCTTTAAGAAAAAAATGCTTACTGCAAAACAGCAGTATGAGAAGAAGAAGACAAAGACTCTTGAAAAAGAGATCGCTAGATGTAATAACATTCAAATGGCGAGGAAGATTCAACTTAACTCTGCTTATGGTGCTATCGGCAATCAGTACTTCAGGTATTATAAACTTGCTAATGCAGAAGCAATTACCTTATCAGGTCAAGTATCTATTCGCTGGATAGAGGATAGAATGAATCGAAAGATGAATAAGATTTTAAAAACGGAGGAAATTGATTATGTTATTGCTTCAGATACTGATTCCATTTATCTTAATTTGGGTCCTTTGGTTGAGGCTGTATACAAAAGCAGAGAGACGACTAATGAAAGCATTGTCTCGTTCCTTAACAAGGTGTGTGAAGATGAATTTGAGCCTTATATTGAGAGTTCTTATGAAGCGTTGGCCAGCTACGTAAATGCTTATGATCAGAAGATGTTCATGAAACGTGAGAACATTGCTGATCGTGGTATATGGACTGCTAAGAAAAGATATATTCTAAACGTATGGGATAGTGAGGGTGTTCGATATGAACAACCTAAGATGAAGATTATGGGACTTGAAGCAATCAAGTCTTCAACTCCTGCACCTTGTCGTCAGATGATTAAGGATGCACTTAAGTTAATTATTACTGCAACAGAAGATGATGTGATTGATTTTGTTGATAAGTGTCGTAAAGAATTTAAGTCTTTACCACCAGAAGAAATTGCATTTCCAAGAACTGCATCTGATATTATTAAGTGGTCATCAAAGTCTCAAATTTACTCCAAAGGAACTCCTATACATATACGTGGTGCATTATTGTTCAATCACTACATCAAGAAGAATAAGTTGAATAATAAGTATTCACTTATCGGCAATGGAGAAAAAGTTAAGTTCATTTATTTGAAAGAACCAAACATTATTCACGAAGATGTTATTTCTTTCATACAGGATTTTCCTGTGGAATTAGGACTTGACAAATACATTGATTATGACTTACAATTCGAGAAGAGTTTTGTGAAACCAGTCAAAGCTATTCTTGATGCAGTTGGTTGGAATGTTGAAAAAACCGCAAACTTAGAATCGTTTTTCATCTAATGGAATTACCTATCACAGACAAAGATTTAGATACAATAGTCAATGCTCTTGCACTTGGCGGTGATGCTAGATTATATCATCTTCTAAAAAGTGTTAGAAGTGATAGGGAACTTAATTTAAAACTAAACAGTGTGAAATCTAATGGATCTACCAATTGATGATAAAGAGTTTGCTTATATTGTTACTGCACTATGGAAGTGTCGTAAGAATACAGGTGAACCTCAATGCAAATCTTTATATGAGAAGTTGAAACTTGTTAAGGAAGTTAGGGATGCTAACCCTGATGGACCTTATAAGAAAATACTTCGTGAACAGCATGGAATGGTAATTTAATGAATTGTTGGCACTGTAACACCGAACTAATCTGGGGAGGTGATCATGACCTTGACGATTATGAAGACATGGAGTATGATATAGTTACAAATTTATCATGTCCTAACTGTGAATCATACGTTGAAGTTTATCATAAGATCGTAAAATGAAGATTGAACTTGATTTAACTAAAGAAGAATTTTTTGAAGTTGTTGATGCTACTCATAAGGAGCATTGGGATTGGAACAAAAGAGACTTTAAACATAACATTTATTTAAAATTGAAAGAGGTATATGATGGACTTTCTTAAAGAAATAGTAAAAGAAATAGGGGATGACTACACCCAACTCGCAGCAGACATCCAAGAAGAAGAAAGATTCATCGACACAGGATCATATATCTTTAATGGATTGGTTTCGGGTTCCATTTATGGTGGTGTTTCTAGTAATAAGATTACTGCCATCGCTGGTGAAAGCAGTACTGGTAAGACTTTTTTCTCCCTTGCTGTCGTCAAGAACTTTTTGGATTCTAATCCTGATGGTTACTGTCTCTATTTCGATACTGAAGCTGCTGTTAATAAAGGATTACTTGAATCCCGTGGACTTGATCTAAATAGAGTTGTAGTTGTTAATGTTGTAACAATTGAAGAGTTCCGAAGTAAGGCACTCAAAGCAGTTGATATATACTTAAAAAAATCTGAAGATGAACGCAAACCATGTATGTTTGTGTTAGACTCTTTAGGTATGCTTTCTACGGAGAAAGAAATTCGTGACGCATTGGATGATAAACAAGTAAGAGACATGACCAAATCTCAACTTGTAAAGGGAGCGTTCAGAATGCTTACTCTCAAGCTTGGTCAAGCAAATATTCCACTAATAGTCACAAATCACACCTATGATGTCATCGGGTCTTATGTCCCTACTAAAGAAATGGGAGGCGGCTCTGGTCTCAAATATGCCAGCAGTACAATCATTTATCTTTCAAAGAAAAAGGAAAAGGATAAGACGGAAGTTGTTGGTAACATTATTAAAGCTAAGACGGCAAAGTCAAGGCTCTCTAGAGAAAATCAACAAGTAGAAATTCGCCTTTACTATGATGAAAGAGGATTAGATCGTTATTACGGTCTATTGGAGCTTGGCGAGTATGGTGGTATGTGGAAAAATGTTGCTGGTAGATATGAAATAGATGGAAAGAAAATATATGGTAAAGAAATACTAAAGAATCCACAACAGTATTTTACAGATGATATAATGAGTAAGTTAGATAAAATAGCAAAATCGGTATTCTCTTATGGAAAGACTTGAGACTACAATTCTCAGGAACTTAATCTTCAGTGAAGATTATTCTAGAAAGGTTATACCTTTTATTGAACCAGAATACTTTGAACAAAGATCAGAGAAAGTTATCTTTGAGGAGATAACTTCTTTTATTGTTAAGTATGGATCTGCTATAACGATAGAAGCTTTAAATATTGAAGTTGAAAATCGTACTGATTTAACAGAAGAGGAAGTTAAGGGTATTAGAGAAATCAATACTTCTTTAAACGATTCTCCTGTAGATCATCAATGGTTATTAGATTGCACAGAGAAATGGTGTAGAGATAGAGCAATCTATCTTGCACTTATGGAATCTATACATATTGCAGACGGAAATGATGATAATAAAAATCGTGATGCTATTCCATCAATATTATCTGATGCACTTTCTGTATCCTTTGATAATAATATAGGACATGATTATCTTGAAGATTATGAAGGTAGGTATGAATCTTATCATAGAAAAGAAGACAAAATTCCATTTGATTTAGAATATTTTGACAAGATTACAAAGGGTGGCCTTCCAAATAAAACACTCAATATTGCTCTCGCTGGCACTGGTGTTGGTAAGTCTTTGTTTATGTGTCATGTCGCAAGTAGTGTGTTACTCCAAGGCAAGAACGTATTATACATCACGCTTGAGATGGCTGAGGAGAAAATTGCTGAAAGAATTGATGCTAATCTTTTAAATGTAAACATACAAGATATTACAGATTTACCTAGACCTATGTTTGAGAATAAGGTAACTGCATTATCTAAGAAGACTCAAGGAACATTAATTATAAAAGAGTATCCTACTGCATCTGCTCATTCAGGACATTTTAAAACTTTACTTAATGAACTTGCATTGAAAAAATCTTTTAAACCTGATATAATATTCATAGATTATTTAAATATTTGTGCGTCGTCCAGATACAGAGCAAATAGTGGTGTTAATTCATACTCATATATTAAAGCCATTGCTGAAGAGCTTAGGGGTCTTGCGGTTGAAACTAATCTCCCTATTGTATCGGCTACCCAGACTACTCGTAGTGGTTTTGGTAGTAGCGATGTTGATCTCACTGACACATCTGAATCCTTCGGGCTTCCTGCCACTGCTGATCTCATGTTTGCTCTTATTAGTACTGAGGAGTTGGAAGGGTTAAATCAAATCATGGTTAAACAATTGAAGAATAGGTATAATGATCCTACATTGTTTAAGAGATTTGTTGTTGGTATTGATCGTGCAAAAATGAGATTATATGACTGTGAACAAAAAGCACAAGAAGATATAGTTGACAGTGGACACGAAGAAGGGTATAATATTGAAGAAAAGAAACCTAAAACATCTTTTGCTGAATTTAAATTCTAATGATTAATTTACCAAGTGTTGTATCAAACATCTTTAATAAAAAAGAAAAACCAATAGTCCAAGATTTACCAAAAAAAGTTGACCTGGATAAGTACCTTAATTTCGTGGATGGTGTCACATCCGATCCCAGTAAAGATTATAAATCGTTTATTGCCAGTCTTGAACTTCTTGATAAACAGGGTTCCAATATTAATCGTCTTACCACTGCTGCTGTTGGGATTAGTGCTGAAGGTGGTGAGTTTATGGAAATCGTTAAGAAGATGGTGTTTCAGGGAAAACCTTGGAAT